AATTTAGATAAAAAAGTTATAAAAAAAGTAGAAAGCAAGTCTTCATCAGTTCCATCAAAAAAAGAAGTTGGCTTTGTTGAATGGCTGGCAGCAAAAAAAAAGCTAGATTCTACTCCAAGAGGAATAGGCTGTGATAGATCTAAGATTGATCAAGCCCTAAAAGAACTAGCAGAAGTTGAAGATCAAATCTTAAAGCAACTCTAATCCTAATAGCCGCAGCTTTATACGAGACCCGTTAGCTTAAACTCTAGCGGGTCTTCTCGTTTTTAAAACTATTTACTAAAGCAGGAGATTATTTAGATGGCTCAACCTACCCTAACACCAGCTAGTTCTACACCAACTTACATTTTACCATCTGCTTCGTTGGCTAGCACAGCTTTTACCTTTAATTACCCATTTGGCATTTATGGTTCAGGTGGACCACTAGAGTCAGAATACTTTGCTTCAGGAGCCGCAGATCAAGTTGCCTTCACTTACAAGAGATTAGGTGGAGATGTCCTAGACATTGAATTAACCCAAGGAAATGTCTTTGCTGCCTATGAAGAAGCCGTCTTAGAATACTCCTACATAATCAACCTACACCAAGCTAAGAATGCCCTCTCAAATGTCCTAGGATCGGCTACAGCGAGCTTTGATCATAATGGTAACCCCATTGCTGGTGATGCTCAAAATCTCAAAGCAGAGCTTAAATACCCCAAGTTTAAACTAACTTATCCTGTAAGGGTTGCTAGGGGATTAGCTCACTATGCTGGACTTAACGGAGATGTAAGACATTACTCAGCTAGTTTTGTTCCTACAAGTTCAGTTCAAGACTATGACCTACAAGAAATAATCTCATCTAGCTTTCCAAACTTAATCACAGACAACCAAAGAGCAGTAATAACAAATGTTTATTACAAGACTCCATTTACAATGTGGAGATTCTTTGCTTATTATGGCGCTCTTAATGTTATTGGTAATCTATCAACTTATGGTCAATACTCAGATGACTCAACATTTGAAGTAGTTCCAACTTGGCAAAACAAAGCCCAAGCAATGGCTTATGAGGATTCAATCTACACAAGAGTTAGCCATTATTCATTTGAGTTAATGGATAATAGGTTGAGATTATTTCCAATGCCAGAATCAGGTCAAATGCCAGATAAGTTTTGGTTTAGATTCTATGTTGAGGGTGGAGCTTATGATGAAGATCCAACTAGAAAAGAAGGAATGGATGGTGTTAACAACTTAAACACCCTACCATTCAGCAACATTGCCTACACCAACATTAACTCTATTGGTAAGCAGTGGATTCGCCGCTATGCCCTTGCTCTCACTAAAGAGATGTTAGGACAGATTAGAGGTAAATTCGGCGGTTCTGTGCCCATTCCAGGCGATAGTGTAAACCTTAATGCTTCAGATCTATTAGGTCAAGCCAGTTCAGAGAAAGAAACTCTAAAAACAGAACTGAAAGAAATCTTAGATCAATTAACTTATGTTGAATTAGCTAAGAGAGATGCTGAATTAGTAAAGAACAATGATGAACTTTTCGCTAAAGTTCCAATGCCAATCTATCAAGGATAATTAAATGCCAGATCCAGAGAACAAATGGGAACAACCAGCAGCACCTCCAGGTCCAGTCTTCTTTAATAAGAAAGAAAGAGACTTTGTTAAGCAAGTAACTTCAGAAATTACTGATAGAGTTGTTGCCCAGCCTATTGCTTATTATCCTCTAAGTGTTGAACAATCCAACTATCATCCACTTTATGGCGAAGCAATCGAAAAGACCTTCCTACCACCTATTAGAGTTTATGCTCTTGTGACCTTTGAAGGAATTCAAACAGAAACTTCAGACTTTGGGGTGGATAAAAAAGCAACAATCAACATAAAGTTTCATAAAAGAAGATTGGCTGAAGATCAAAATGTTTTTGTTAGAGAAGGCGACTATGTTCTTTATGGTGATATCTACTATGAGATTACAGAACTAAACGAGCCAAAGCAACTATTCGGACAAATTGATTTCCGTTATGAAATCGAAGCTAAATGTGTAAGAGCAAGAAAGGGTAAGTTCAATGCCAAATAAATCAACAAAACAAAAAGCCCTTAATCCATCAACCTTAGAGACAGTTGATTTTGCTCTTTATAATTGGTTGAATGAGACTCTAGACATCTACACAGATTCTAACGAGGGTCGTAGAAAAGTTCCTATTATTTGGATAACAGCAGAAAGAGCTTTCCAAGTAAAGAACGACAAAGAATTAAGAGAGATTGACTCACAATCTATTATCTATCCTGCGATGGTAATAGAGAGAACTTCAGTCTCTAAAACAAATGCGAATGAAAGAATAATCCCAGGAAACATCTTTCCTCAGATGGATAGAAAAAGAGGAGCATTTCCTCTTTATAGAAGAATAGTAAAAGACAAAACACAAAACTTTCAAAATGCTTTAGCAAAGAGATTTACAAATCAAACTCAAGAAACATTCAAATTACCATTTGAATCAAATGAGGTGGTCTATGAAACTCTTTACACTGGTTATCCTGTCTTCTTAAACATGAACTATGTTATCAAGATAAGAACAGACTACATTCAACAATTAAATGAAGTTTTATTGCCCTTCCAAAGATTTACTGGGGGAATCAATCAATTCTTAGTTTATCATGAGAATCATCGCTATGAAGCTTTCATCGAAGATGACTACTCTATCGAAAGTAATTCATCTAATTTGGGAGGTGAAGAGAAGAAGTTTGATGCTCAAATAAAAATCAAAGTTTTGGGCTACATAACTTCAGATGGAATAAATCAAAACACTCCTTATGTTGTTAGCAGAGAATCACCAGCAAAGATTAGATTCACAAGAGAAAGATCTATGCTAGGAGAAAAGAACCCAAATAATAAAGATGGTTTCTTTAGATCATAAGCATTTTGCCTTTTGAAAAACTATTTACAATAGACATTCGTGTAAGGAGTTTTAACACATGGCAGTTTCAGCTAAAAACTTTAGATTTATTTCGCCCGGAATTCGTATCGAAGAAATCGACCGTTCTCAGATCCCAGCAGACGATCCAGCAATTGGCGCTTGCGTAATTGGTAGATCAAGAAGAGGACCAGCTTTTACCCCAGTTGAGGTAAGAAGCTTTTCAGATTTTGTTTCAACTTTCGGTGAACCAGTAGCCGGTGGTAATGGTGGTGATGTTTGGAGAGAAGGTAATTACACTTCTCCAATGTATGCAACTTATGCTGCTCAGTCTTGGTTAAGAAACGGCGAAGCCCTAACTTTCGTTAGAACTCTAGGTGTTGAATCAGACAATAAAATAACTGGTGGCGAAGCTGGTTGGAAAGTTGGAACTGCTAACTTTAAAGCTGCATTTAATACTTCTGATAATAGTGGTGGCGCTTATGCCCTTGTTGTTGCCCCTTCTGGTACAATAGGTAGTTCTCACACTGCTTCTGTTGCTGCTGTTTGGTACTTAGAACAAGGTTCAATGTTCTTAAGCGGAACAACTGTTTCGGCTGGCCCAGCAGGAGCGGTTGGTACTCCACTAGCCTCATCTTCAATTATCTTACAGACAAGTGGCGCTAAATTCAAAGTAGGATTTCAATCAGGACAGAGCCTTCCTAGTGGAATATTTGAGTTTGACTTCAATAAGGGAAGTTCAACCTATGTAAGAAAAGTGTTTAACACCGACCCAACTCTACTTGGCAGAAATGGAACTTCAAATGGCGAAGTAAAATACTTCTTAGGTGAAACATTTGAGAATTCAGTTCCAACTACGGCGAGCTACTTTGCTGCTATCGTAGGTTTAGGAACTGGAACACTTGGAAGTCTTACTGATGTTGTTCAACATGATGTTCAAAAAGCAGCATTAGAATCATCCACATATGCTAAATCTGGTTGGTTTTTAAGCCAAGACCTTTCATCTGACACTAGCTCATGGAGCAGCACAGACCCAGCCTCCAACATTACTAATGGTAGAATTAAAAAACTATTCCGTTTTGTTGGTTTAGATTCCGGCGAATGGACTCAACAAAATCTAAAGATTTCTGTTTCCAACATCCGTGCGCCAGTTAATGAAGATGTTAATCCCTATGGTACATTTGATGTCGTTGTTAGAAGATTAAATGACTCAGACGATAACAAGCAAGTAGTTGAATCATTTAGCGGCTGTAATCTAAATCCAAATTCAGATGATTACATCCTCAACAAGATTGGTGACAAATACAACACTTTTGATGAATCATCAAATCGTGTTATTGAAAAAGGTGGCTACACCAACAGATCAAGATATATCCGTGTAGAAGTCAATCCCGAATTTGAGGCTGGCTTCCCATCTGATTATGCTGTGTTCGGTGTTACAGGTCCAACCAAGTTCGTTGATACTGTGTTTAATACAACATCACAATCGGGTTCAGGTGGTTTAGTTGGCGGCTTGGGCGATTACTTAGGCTCTAATAATCTTTCAGGACAAATTCTAAGCGGAACTATTGCTATGGGTGGATTCAGAATTGGATTCCCATCAGCAACGACCCGTACAAACACTTCTAATCTAGAAGATTTTAGAATGGCTCACTTTGGTGCCCTTCCAACACCAGACAAGAGTGATAACTTTAAAGCTGATACTCTTGATTTGGTCAGAATTAAACCTGTTAATGTCACCAACCAATATGACGCAGTTGCTAGTGAACTTGAATACCAATACATCACCTTCTTAGATAATGTTATTATTAATGGGGCTGTTGCTGGTGCTTCAACCTCTAGCCTTCAAGCTTCTGCTAGTGTTCTAGCTTATGACACAGGGTCAAGAAAGGGTGGTTATTCACTGTCCTCAACAGGTTCTTATCCATCTAATTTCAATTATGGTCCAAGCGGCGATGCTGCTTCTTACAAGGCAGTTCTAAATGCTGGTGCTGGTAATCTAACCACTCTATTCTTTGGTGGTACTGATGGTTGGGACATTACAAAATCTGATCCTCTAGCACAAAATGAAATTGCCACCAAAACCATAAATGATAGATTCTCTAGCTATGAGACATTTACATACTACAGAGCGATTGAAACAGTGGCAAACCCAGAGCAAGTCTCTTACAATGTTGTCTCAGTTCCAGGCTTAATTAATGAAAGCCTCACCAATCAATTGATTGCCAACACAGCAGAGAGAGCAGATGCCCTAGCAGTCTTTGACATTCCTTTTGGCTACATTCCAACACAGGAAAGACTTTATGCCGCGGCAAACAACTTTAATCTAGGCTCAAACTCAAATGGTGACATTAATCAAGCCATTAATGAGGTTAAAGATAGAAAGTACAACTCAAGCTATGCTGCTACTTACTATCCATGGGTTAAGATTCGCGATAGCATCAACTCCAAAGATGTTTGGGTTCCACCATCCATCGCTGCTCTAGGCGCAATGTCCTACACAGACCGCGTACAAGCCCCATGGTTCGCTCCTGCTGGCTTTAATCGTGGTGGACTATCTACTGGCGTCTCAGGGCTTCCAGTCGTCTCTACAGCCCTCAAGCTCTTCAAGGATGACAGAGATGATCTTTACGAAGTAGGCGTTAACCCAATCGCTACATTCCCAAATGAGGGTGTTGTGATCTTTGGTCAAAAGACTCTACAAGTAGAGAGATCGGCTCTAGATAGAATCAATGTTCGTAGATTGCTCATCTTCCTCAAGAGAGGCATTTCTATCATTTCTAATCGCATCCTCTTTGAGCCAAATGTTCCAGACACTTGGGATAACTTCAAGAGACAAGCCATTCCATTCTTAACCGATGTTAAGACTCGTTATGGTCTAACCGATTACAAGCTGGTTCTAGATGAAACAACAACAACTCCAGATCTAATCGATCAAAACATTCTTTATGCTAAGTTGTTCATCAAGCCAGCCAGAGCAATCGAATACATCGCTCTAGACTTCATCATTACAAATACTGGAGCTTCTTTTGATGACTAATTTCAACAAAGACTATTTAAGTTTAGGAGATAAAAAATAAATGGCTACAGCAATTCCAGTATGGGCAAATCCAATAACCGAACCAAAAAGAAAGTATAAGTTTATTCTTAACATCGCTGGTATACCTGCTTATGTTGTTAAGACAACTGATAGACCAACAGTTACAGTTGGAGAAACAAAGCATGAATTCTTAGTTCATGATTTCAAATTCCCTGGTCGTGTAACTTGGAATGACATAAACATTTCTTTAGTTGATCCAATTGATCCCGATGTTTCTAGAAAGTTACTTCAGTTCGTTAAAAATGCTGGTTATGTTTACCCTGGTGATTTTAGTCCATCTCCTTCAGATCCCAATTATCTTAGAAAGACTCCTGGGAAAGCAAACTTCATTGATCAAATTGGCCAAGTAACTATCGACACTCTAAACTCTGCTGGTCAAACTATTGAGTCTTGGAAACTAAATAATGCTTGGGTTAAGTCTGTTACCTACAACCAAATGAGCTACAGCGATGAGGCGTTAATAGAGCTTCAGCTTTCAATTACTTATGACTGGGCTGAACT